TAATAAAGAATTAATAATTAATTCAAATATAGAAAATCATATTTTTGTAAGTAAAAAAGCAGTTGTAGTTTCGACTCCAGCTGCTTATAAAACAAAAATAAAATCTGGTGATGAAGTATATATTCATCATAATATCTTACGTAGGTATTATAACATAAAAGGTATAGAAAAAAATAGTAGCACTTATTTTAAAGATAACTTATATTTTTGTTCTCCAGAGCAAATATATATGTATAATTTAAAGCCTCACTTAAACTATTGTTTTGTTAAACCTTTAAAAAATAAAAGCATTTTAGAAAACAGAAAAGAGCAGCCTAATGTTGGTATAGTGAAATATACTAATAAGTCCCTAGAAGCTGTAGGAATAACACCTGGGACACTTATTACGTTTACACCAAACTCTGAATTTGAGTTTATTATAAATGGTGAACGACTTTATTGTATGAAATCAAATGACATAGCTTTAACTCATGAATATCAAGGAGACGAAAAAGAAAATAATCCAAGCTGGGCAAAAGGCAGTTGAAGAACTTATTAAAGTAGCAAAAGAAAAGATTGTTGACTCAGACGACGATGTAAGCGCTGACAGATTAAAAAATGCTGCTGCAACTAAAAAGTTAGCTATATTTGATGCTTTTGAAATATTAACTCGCATACAAATAGAAGAAGATATTTTAAATGAAAAACCTAAAGAAGTTAAAGAACAAAAAACTTTTAAAGGTTTTGCGGAAGGGAGAAGCAAGTGAGTTATGATCAAACACTCTGGAAAGAGATTAAAGACATTGTTAACCCTAAAATACTAAAGAAACAAAATCGTTTCAAAAAATGGGAGTATGGTTACAATGCTGAATATGATTTTATAGTAATAAGTAAAACTGGACAAATTGGACAAATCATTGAAATACAAAATCTCAGGATTGCTTTACCAGCAACAGATGAACCGTTTAAACGAAGCGAAAAAAAAGAGAATCAATACTGGGAAAAGCAAGAGTATCCAAAAGAGTTAAATAAAATTAAAAGTAGATTTGATTGGGAAGAGCATCCGTCAGAGTTTAAAGAAAAATGGTATGACTACATTGACAAAGAGTTTAAACGTAGAGAAGAAGGTTTTCATTTCTTTAACCGCGGTATGTCTACATATATTACTGGTACTCACTACATGTACTTGCAGTGGTCAAAAATTGACATTGGAGCGCCAGATTTTAGAGAAGCAAATAGATTATTCTTTATATTTTGGGAAGCATGCAAAGCAGATAACAGATGTTACGGGATGTGCTATCTTAAAAACAGAAGGTCTGGATTTTCATTTATGTCCTCAGCAGAGCTTGTTAATCAAGCGACGATATCAAGTGATTCCAGATTCGGTATATTATCTAAATCTGGAGCAGATGCTAAAAAAATGTTCACAGATAAAGTCGTGCCAATATCCGTTAACTATCCGTTTTTCTTCAAGCCGATCCAAGACGGTATGGATCGTCCTAAGACAGAACTGGCGTATAGGGTTCCGGCTTCAAAACTTACTAGAAGAAAGCTTGAGAGTAATGAGCAACTAAGAGAGCTTGACGGGCTTGATACAACTATTGACTGGAAAAATACTGGTGATAACTCTTATGACGGTGAAAAGCTAAAATTATTAGCTCATGATGAAAGTGGTAAGTGGGAAAGACCTGACAACATATTAAATAATTGGAGGGTTACAAAAACTACATTAAGACTAGGATCTAATATTGTAGGTAAATGTATGATGGGCTCAACTTCAAATGCGCTAGACAAAGGTGGAAATAATTTCAAAAAATTATACTATAATTCAGACGTTACAAAAAGAAATCGTAACGGACAAACTTCTTCTGGACTCTATTCTCTGTTCATCCCTATGGAATGGAACTACGAAGGATTCATGGATACTTACGGATCACCTGTTTTCATTAGAGAAAAAAATATTATCAAAGGAACAGATGGTCAGCAAATTGCAACAGGAGTTATCGAGCACTGGGAAAACGAAGTAGAAGGATTAAAAAATGACCCTGATAGTCTAAATGAATACTATAGGCAGTTTCCAAGAACTGAGCAACACGCATTTAGAGATGAAGCTAAAAATAGTTTATTTAATTTAACAAAGATATACCAGCAAATAGATTACAATTCTGAAGTGAATAATAAATCGTCAGTAACAAGAGGAAGTTTTCAATGGGTTGGCGGTATCAAAGATACAAGTGTAAGATTTTATCCTAATAAAGATGGTAGATTTATGGTTTCATGGGTACCACCTTTAAATCTTCAGAATCAAGTTATAATTAAAAACGGTTTAAAATATCCTGGAAATGAGCATATAGGAGCTTTCGGATGTGATAGTTACGATATATCAGGAACTGTAGATGGAAAAGGATCTAATGGAGCTTTACACGGTTTAACTAAGTTCTCTATGGAAGATGCACCTCCTAATCATTTTTTTTTAGAATATATAGCTAGACCTCAAACAGCTGAAATATTTTTTGAAGATGTTTTGATGGCTTGCATATTTTACAGTATGCCTATACTTTGTGAAAATAACAAACCTAGATTATTGTATTACTTTAAACGTAGAGGTTATAGAGGATTTTCAATGAACCGTCCTGATAAAATTTGGAATAAATTATCTACAGCAGAAAAAGAAATAGGTGGAATACCTAACTCAAGTGAAGACATTAAACAAGCACATGCCGCTGCTTTAGAATCATATATAGAAACTTATGTAGGTTTAATTGATAATAACTATGGAGACATGTATCATCAAAAAACTTTAGAAGACTGGGGTAGATTTAATATTAACAATAGAACAAAGCATGATGCTACTATAAGTTCTGGATTAGCTATAATGGCTTGTAATAAAAACAAGTATAGACCTGTTCCAGAAAGACAAACTAAAAAAATTAATTTAGGTATCAAACGTTATGATAACGACGGAGTTTTTTCAAAAATAATAAAATAAATGCAAATAAGTACTCAAAACGGTAGTTCTTTTCCTGATCAAGTAGTTTCTGATGAAGTTAAAAGTAGCTTGGAATATGGCAGGCAAGTTGGTAGAGCAATAGAAGGAGATTGGTTTGCTGGTACTCGTACTGGCTTAAGTGGTAGGTTTAATACTAATTATAATAATTTTAGAAACTTAAGGCTTTATGCTAGAGGCGAGCAGTCTGTTCAAAAATATAAAGATGAATTAGCTATAAATGGTGATTTATCTTATTTAAACTTAGACTGGAAGCCAGTTCCTATTATACCTAAATTTGTAGATATTGTTGTTAATGGTATGGATACTAAGCTTTACGATATAAAAGCTTTTGCTCAAGATCCAGTATCTTTAGCGGCTAGAACTGAATATGCTGAGAAACTTTTAAGAGATATACAAGCCAAAAAACTTATAGAACAAGTAAACCAAGTAACTGGCTTAAACATGTATTCTACTTCAAATCCTGAAGAACTTCCTCAAAATAGAGAAGAGTTAGATATACATATGCAGTTGGATTATAAGCAATCAGTTGAAATAGCTGAAGAAGAAGCTATTAACAATACTTTAGACTATAACAAATATGAGTTAGTTAAAAGAAGGATGGCTAATGATTTAGTTGTTTTAGGTATAAGTGCTGTTAAAACAGATTTTAACTTATCAGAAGGTGTTACTGTTCAGTACGTTGATCCAGCAGATCTTGTTTATTCTTATACAGAAGATCCTAATTTTCAAGATCTTTGGTATATTGGAGAAGTAAAAAGCATTAGTCTAGCAGAAGTTAAAAAAGAATTTCCTAATATAAGTGATGAAGAGTTAAGAGAAATTGAAAAATATCCTAATAACAATAACTATGCATACCAGTTTAATGGTAGAAATGATACTAATAATGTTCCAATATTATATTTTGAATATAAGACTTATCAAAACCAAGTATTTAAAATAAAAGAAACTGCTACAGGTTTAGAAAAAGCTATTGAAAAAACTGATCAATTTAATCCTCCAGAAAATGATAATTTTCAAAGAGTATATAGGTCTATAGAAGTTTTATACCAAGGCGCTAAAGTTTTAGGTCATGATAAAATGCTAAGATGGGAACTTGCTAAAAATATGGTTAGACCTGATTCTAATGTTGTTAAAGTAAACATGAATTATAGTTTATGTGCTCCTAAAATGTATAAAGGACGTATAGAATCTTTAGTTAGTCGTATGACAGGCTTTGCCGACATGATACAGCTAACTCATTTGAAATTACAACAAGTATTGTCAAGAATAGTTCCTGACGGTGTTTTTTTAGACGTAGATGGTTTAGCAGAAGTTGATTTAGGTAATGGCACTAGCTATAACCCAGCTGAAGCATTAAACATGTATTTTCAAACTGGATCTATTGTAGGTAGATCTTTAACTCAGGATGGTGATCCTAATAGAGGTAAAGTTCCTATACAAGAACTGCAAACCTCTTCAGGTGGTGCTAAGACACAAGCTTTAATACAGACTTATCAATATTATCTACAGATGATGAGAGATGTTACTGGCTTAAATGAAGCTAGAGATGGTACAATGCCTAATTCAGACTCTTTAGTAGGTTTACAAAAACTAGCTGCTGCTAGTTCTAATGTTGCTACAAAACATATATTACAAGCATTGCTTTATTTAACAGTTAGAACTTGTGAAAATATTTCGTTAAGAATATCAGATGCACTAGAATATCCTTTAACTCAAGAAGCTCTTAAGTCTAGTATAAGCACTTATAATGTTGGTACATTAGAAGATATGCATGATTTAAATTTAGCTGACTTTGGTATATACTTAGAGTTAGTTCCAGATGAAGAAGAAAAAGCTCAATTAGAACAAAATATACAAGTGGCTTTAAAAACAGGCGGTATAAATCTTGAAGATGCTATAGATATTAGACAAGTTCATAACTTGAAATTAGCTAATCAGTTATTGAAAATAAAAAGAAAACAAAAGCAAGCAGCTGATCAAAAAGCTTCACAAGCCAATATACAAGCTCAAGCAAATGCAAATTCAGAAACAGCAGAAAGAGCTGCGTTAGCTGAAATGCAAAAACAACAAGCGTTAGCTGAAACAACTTTACAAATAGAACAAGGTAAATCTGAGTTTTCTATAAATAAAATGCAACAAGAGGCAGAGGTAAAAAGACAACTTATGGAGCTACAGTTTGGTTATGACCAACAGTTGAAAAAGATGGACTTGGATATGATAAGTGCTAAAGAAGCTGAAATAGAAAACCGTAAAGACGAAAGAACAAGAATACAAGCCACACAACAAAGCCAAATGATAGACCAAAGAAAAAATGATTTATTACCAACAGATTTTGAACAAAGTCAAAACCCATTGCTAAATAACTAGCAATTATTATTAATTATTATATTATATTATGTCAGAAGAAATAAAAGAAACAAAAGCAGGAGAGTTAACTCAAGGCGAATTTAAAATAAAGAAAAAGCCTAAAAAATTAACAAAAAAAGAATCTATAAAAAAAGTTGATTTAAACAAACCTAAAGAAGAAACAAAAGAAGAAATAAAAGAAGAAGTAAAGGTAGATTTAAAAGAAAAAACTAAAGAAGTAGATGTAAAAGAAATAAAAGAAGAAATTAAAGAAGACCCAATACATACAACTTTGATCAATGAAAACTACCACTTTGATGGAGATTATGTTGGCCAAAATTCTTTTGAAA